AAAACGGCTGTTTTTGCGACTTCTGGCATGAGTTTACTTTAGAGCAAGTGCGAATAATTCAACTTTAGTTCAACTCGCTTTGAAAATTCAAGCCTTTTTCAAAAACACGTCAGCTAAAATATCAGCGTTTTTCCGGTCGGCGCTCTCCATCACATGTGCATAGATGTTCGCCGTTGTGCTGACTTGCGCATGACCTAACCGCTTGGAAATAGATACACTGTCCACGCCGCTAAAGTAAAGCATAGAGGCCATTGTGTGCCGGAAAGCATGAGGATTGATATGCGGGAGATCATGCCGCCTGCTGAACTTAGACAACCAGTCTGTTATGCTGTCCGGGTGCATCGGTTTTCCATCTTCTTGCGCAAACAAAAAGCCCTGTTCTCGGTAATACTCACCCAGCCGCAGCCGCTCCGCGTTCTGCCATGCCCGGTATTGCCGAAGGAGCTGCATCGTTTCCGTTGGCAGAGAAACCCAACGATCCGAAGTCGCGGTTTTTGGCGTATCCTCATATACGCCTATATCCGGCGAGTAAAGGATGTTGTTGCAGATATGAATGCGGTTTCCTGTAAAGTCAACAGCATTCCATTTCAGCCCCAGCACCTCGCCGCGTCGCGCCCCTGTGATGAGCAGTAAGTGTGTAAGTGTTTTCCATTTTAGCGGTTCTGCGTCCAGTGCATCACGGATAGCTGCAACTTGTTCCGGCTGAAAGTAGTTGACTTCTTTTTTGCTGACCTTCGGTAATGTGGCTTTTGCTGCCACGTTGAATGGGACAAGCCCCTCTTTTTCGGCTTGATCCAATACAGTCGAAATCAAACGGTGGTGCTCTAATATAGTCTTTGGCGATAACCCTTCGCCGGTGCGTTTGTTCTGCCCGGGCTTGGCAAGATCGGTATAAAAGCTGTTCAGGTGATCGGCACGAAGGTCTTTCAACTTGATATGCCCGATTGCGGGATAGATGCGCACAGCCAGTTCCTTATAGCGAACGATGGTTGAATGCTTTATTCCTCTCTGCTCTTTCAGATCAATCACATAATTGCAGTATTCCTCAAACTTCAAACGGCTGTCGGAGGTCACACCCTCCCGGCATTCCTTTTCAAAGGTCGCGGCAAAAGCCTCGGCCTTTTTTCTTGCGCTTTTCTCCGTCCATGTGGGCGAGACGTCAAAGGTCGCCGTCCACGGCTTGAGCTGTTTTCCGTCAGAACCACGGCCACGGTGAACGCGGACGGAGTAGGAGATCAGCTTGCCGGACTTGTCCCGGCGTTCTTGAATGTTAGCCATCGTCAGCTCTCCTTTTGTTAACCATTACCTAAAGGGGCACCCCAGTCAATTCTTACACGAGGAGCATCTTTAGCTAACAGTTCTCCTTTGGGAACTAACCCATATTCTTTCCTCTCTGTATTACATTTCATAGCTTCATTAAAGTCATATTTGAGTTTATCAACCCACGGATTATAGGCAGCTTCGGGAATATCTCCATTCTCAAAAAGATTTGTTGCTTGCGTATACCCGTCAAAGAAATCAAAAAAAGGCTGAGCCATCGAAAAGAAGTACGGGCAATCATAGTTTTTATCTACATAAAAGCCTAACAGCTTATCTAAGTACAAGAGCATTGTACTTGCATCGTCGTTTGTATCGTCGGCACGCCCATATAGCCAATCTAAAGAAACGTGGAATGCGTCAGCGATAGCAATTGCTACGTCTGCGCTTAACTTCATGCTTCCTTGCTCAATTTTGCGAATGGTGTCTACGCTTCTTCCGATTTTCTCTGCAAATGTCTCTTGATTCATATCCATTCGTTTTCGAAGTTTGCAGACTTGCTCTTTTGCTTCTTTCAAAATACCACCTCCGAAATTTTGATGCCATTATAGCACATACGATTACCAATCACAACAATAAATGACATAAATAAATATTTTTATTTGATGTGGCAAATCCATTCACAATAATGCCGTGAGCTCTTACCATGTTAGATGAAAGGAGGCGATAAGTTGTGTTCAAAACAATTCGTCAAGTCGCGCGCTATCTTGATATTTCCGAAAGCCTTGTACGTCGCCTTGTGGCGCAGGGCGTTTGCCCGGGCGTCTATTCCGGAAACCGTTTTCTCGTGAACGTCGAGGCGCTGCGTGAATATCTCGAGGCTGAGAGTCGACAGGTCAAGGAGGTGCAAGCGTGAGACAATATTTGGTGTCCGATCTGCTCCATGAGGGCGCAGAGAATGGCACGACGCTTGCCGAGTTAGTCCAACTCACGGGTGAGGACGAGCGGTCGATCCGCCGCCGTATCCAGACGGAGCGTAAGGCGGGGAAGCTGATTTTGGCCGACTGCAAAAATGGGTATTTTCTGCCGACAAGCACGCTTGACATTCAGCGCTTCATCAGTTCGATGTCGAGACGATCAAGGGAGATCGCGGCGATCTCACACGCAGCGGAAGATGCGCTTTTAAAGATGACCGGTCAGGAGACCTTGCGGGGGTGGCAGAATGGCTGAACGAAGAATGTTTGCAAAGTCGGTCATCAACTCGGCTCGTTTCCTGACGATGCCACCGTCGTCGCGCTTACTTTACTATGATCTCGGTATGGCTGCGGACGATGACGGAGTTGTGGAAGCCTTTACCGTGATGCGGACGACAGGCGCAGCGGATGATGATCTGCGGGTGCTCGTCTCCAAAGGATTCGTGTCACTGCTGAATGATGAGTTGGTCGCTTATATCACGGATTGGAGCACAAATAATCAGATCCGCAAGGACCGATACCAGCCGAGCATTTACAAAAATTTGCTGGTGAAATTGGGCGACGGCAACCAACGGTTAACCGATGGTTTACCAGATGGCAACCAACGGTCAACCCAGTATAGGTTAGGTAAGGATAGTTTAGGTAAGGTTAGTACAGGTGAGGAGAATAAGGCGGCTACGCCGCCACGCGCGAAGCGCTTCACCCCGCCCACGTTAGCAGAGGTTCAAGCCTATGTGCTTGAACGCCAGTCGCCGGTAGACCCGCAGGGGTTCATCGACTTTTACGAGGCGAAGGGCTGGCTGGTCGGCAAGACCCCCATGAAAGACTGGAAAGCGGCTTGCCGAAATGCGGAGAAGTGGGAACAGTGGAATCGCAATGATAGCCGTAGGAAGGTGAAGACCACTGCGGACTACGGAACGGAGGACTTTTTCAATGCTTGATAACCTTGTTCAGAAGTCGCTGGAACATTCCGCTGAGAAGCCGGGTGACTACATAAAGGACGGCGTTCTTTGCTGTGGTGCGTGCGGAAAACCAAAGCAGAAAAAGATCCACTTCCCCAATATGGGGGACAGGCTGGTAGGGATCGCCTGTGACTGCACGGAATCGGAAAAAGCCAGCGTGGACGATGCGAACGATACTGCCGCCTTTGAAACGATGATGGAGCGCCGCCGCATCGAGGATTCTATCGTCGATCCCTCGTATCGAAAAGTCACCCTTGCCGATGATGACGGCGCAAATCCGAAAATCTCTAAAATTTGCAGGAAGTATGTCGATCAGTGGGACAAGGTATCGACGGAAAATATCGGCATCCTGTTTCGCGGCCCTGTTGGCACGGGCAAGAGCTTTTTTGCCTGCTGCATCGCAAATGAACTGCTGAAAAAGCGTGTTCCGACAGCGGTGACGAGTTTTCCGCGCCTTTTGAATCTGCTGCAAAACAGCAAAGACCGTCAGGGCTTGCTTGACCGACTGAGTACATACAAACTGCTCGTCATTGACGATCTCGGCGTTGAACGTGATACAGGGTATGCGGCGGAGCAGATTTTTGCAGTCATCGACGCGCGCTGCCGCTCGAATTTTCCAACGATCGTGACCACGAATTTGACGCCGCAGGAGATGGATGCGCCGGAGACAATGCAGTATAAACGCATCTTCGACCGCGTGACGGAGATGTGTCCCGTCTCGCTGTTGGTAGACGGTGAGAGCCGCCGCATCCAGAATGCCCAGCGCCGCAAGGAGATTGCAAGAGAACTACTGCTATAAAAAGCGGCCTCCTGAAAGCTCAGGAGACCACCCATGATGAATGTTATCTTATCAATTTCATTTTATCATGGGAGGTAACGATATGCAAGAGTCGAAAGGTGAGCGAACAAGCGAAATTGCAGCAGCGGTGCAGTCGGGCGATGCGGGCATTCTGAGCCTTTGGGCGGCGGTTGAACGCTTCGCGTGGCAGCAGGCCTTGAGGTGGACGCGGGCAATGGAAGGTCGCGCAGGTGTCGAGGAAAGCGATCTTCTGCAAGTGGCCTTTATCGCCCTCATGGACACGCTGCCGACATGGGATGCGGATAAAGGAGAATTTCTTACGCTGTACGGCATCAAGCTCAGGGCGGCGTTTACAGAGGCTTGCGGGCAGAGAACTCAGCGGGCGCGATGTGACCCCATCAACAGTGTTTGCCGGTCGATGGACGAGCCGATAGGCGACGAGGACAGCGACCTGACGCTTGGTGACACAATCTCAGATGAAGTAGCAGAAGAGGCCTTTGAGGACGTCGAACAGCGGGACTTTCAACAGGCTGTGCAAGCGGCACTTGCACAACTAACAGATGCGCAGCGCGACGCGATCATCAGTGAGTTTTGGCTTGGTCAAAAGCCTGATGCAAAGGCGCGGCGGGAAGCAATACGAGCCCTGCGGCACCCGCGTATCCGCAAACCGCTGATGGAGTATTACTAATAAAAAACACTGAAACGTCAGATAAAGCAGAGCCGGAAAGGGGGCTTTTCAAACTTTGGCAAAGAAAATTCGAGACGAGACCATTATTGACGCGCTTTTGATCTCCGCGACGGTGCGGAGCGCGGCGGCAAAGCTCGAGATCAATGAGCAGACGATCTATCGCCGAAAACGCGACCCTGAGTTTATGCAGAAGTATAACGAGGCACGGCGCGAGCGAACCGAAGCGGCGCGTAACGTGCTGCAGGAGCGGGCGCACGCCGCGGCGGATACGCTGGCAACGATCATGCAGGATGCAGACGCGCCCGCACAGACCCGCGTAAGCGCCGCAGCAGAGATTTTACGACAGACAGTGAAGTACACGGAGATCACAGACATCATGCAGCAGCTTGACGAGCTTGAAGCATGGCGAAGGGAGCAGGAACAGCGATGAAGAAAAATTTTGATATCCGTCTTGCGGCGTTGCGGGAATACCTTAGGTTGCTGTCAGCCGATGAGACGGTCTTCATCGTCGAGGGCGGCGGTGAGTTCCGCACGGCAGAAGATGCGTTTACGTATTTGCGTAAGTATGGCGCGGTGACGCCGGACGGCAAACGCATTGTGCTGTATCCCCATCCTGTCGAGGGCATAGACCCGTTGAGCTTGTCCCTCTATCAGATGCTTGACGAAGCCATTGAGCGCGGCAAGCTGGAATTGCCGGAATTGGAGAGTGACGAGATCGGAGGCAAAGCCCTTGAATAACAGCATTAAAGCCCGCATTGCCTCTTTACAGGCGATTGCAGCGCAGAAGCAAACGGGCGTAGCAATTATGACATTGCTTGAAAATGGCGCATGGGCGGCTTGTAGAGCGCCGCAAAGCCCCACAAAGGTGTTCCAGACGCAGGAGGCGGCACGAGATTATTTATCAGACAGCGAATGCGTTATCATTATCGACCTTTAAGAAAAACAGCGCAATAGCACATAAAAAAGAAAGGAAATTTATTATGGACTTTAAGGCCAACATTGAAACCCGCGAGAGCGTAGAAGCAAAGGCAAAGGCCGCTTTCGGCTTTGATTTGAGTAGCGCCCTTGACCTTGTAAAGCGCGGCGACTATGACAGCGACGAGGCGTATTTGGACGCTTGCACCCGCGCCGAGTTGGAGCGTAGCAGCCCTGAATACAGAGCCGCCAGAAGCCGCCTAAAAGTCGAATACCAGGCACGGCGAGAGGAACAGGAGCGCAAGGCACAGAGCGAAAACTATAAAGCAATCCGCAGCAGCGTGAGCCTTGACAGCGTAGACAAGCACAATATCGATGAAGAAGCCGCCGCACTTGCCCGCCGCGATCTTTCCGCAAATCGTATTGCCGCGTCCGATCTGGGCGCGACCATTGAGAAGTACGCGGCAGAGCTGACGGAAAAAGCAAAGGACAGTAAGGCCAGCAGCGCTCTTTTCAATGCTATGCTGCGCGGTCAACTGTAAGGAAAGGAGAACACACCATGAGCCAGTTTAACATTTACGCCCGAAAGCTCGATACAGCTTTCAAAGAAGCCCGCAGCGAATACAACACCGCTTTCCGCGCACTCCAAGAGGCGCAGCAGGCCAGCCGTGACGCTAACGCATGGAAGCCCGGGGACAGCGCCGAGGAAAAGCAGGTGAGAACAACCCGCGCAGCGCTAAAGCTGCATGACGCAGAAGCCACCTTTAACGAGGTGAGCGCCCGCGTTTGGGACAACTTCAAGGCCACGCGCCGCACGATCCGCGCCGAGCTGGAACAGGCAGTGCGCGCCGCCAATATTGCAAACCCCGACGCAATCGACAATAACGACCTTGAGCTGATGAAAACCGGCGTTCTTTCCCCGGCTGATTACTCCGCGTTCATGGAGCGATTCGACAGCAACCCCACAATGCTAAAGTTAGTGGGTCACTACGCAGCCGAAGCCGCAAAGACTACGGACAGCCGCCGAGAGGCTGCAGCCCTTAACGCTATCGCTCTTGACTGCCAGAGCGGGGAGGGCGCAGTCATGCGGGCATGGGATAGCATTTCGGCAATTTCTGACAGTTGCGGCGACGGGGACGGCTACCGGCGCAAATCGCCCGGTGTAATTGTCAGCATGAGCGAAAAATGGGACGATCTCGCGGGCGAGGCCGTGGAGAACTTCTGATTTTCGATAAGCGGCAGAGATCAACATTCTGAATACAAAGCTTCCTGAAAACAAATTTAAGGAGAGATAAATATGGAACTTAGTTTTGCGAACGGTGTGCAGGAATACACCGTGCACGGCGTTAAGGGCGATGTGATCATTCGATTCAACCCGACTGACGGCGCATTTATCCAGCGTCTTTACAACGCGTTTGACACACTGGACAAGAAGCAGGATAAATACGCAGATGAGGTGCAGAAGTGCGGCGACCGCGTTGAGATTTTCAACATTGCCGACCGCCGCGACAAGGAGATGCGCGAGATCATCGACGGCCTTTTTGAAGAGCCGGTATGTGACAGCATCTTTGGCAGCATGAACCTTTATGCGATGGCGGACGGCCTGCATGTATGGACAAATTTCCTGCTTGCGCTGATGGATGAGACAGATAGCGCCTTTGCTCGTGAGCAGAAAGCCACGAATCCGCGCATTCAGAAGTACACGGCAAAGTATCACCGATGAATTGGGGCTTGCCTACCTCCGTCGAGATCGGCGGAGAGAGCTATGAGATCCGCACGGACTTTCGCGTTATCCTCGATATCTTCGTAATGCTGAGTGATCCTGATTTGAGCGGCACTGACCGCGCAGAGGGCATCTTGCAGATGTTCTATGTCTCGCCTGAGGATATCCCGCCGCAGCATTTGCAGGAAGCTGTAGACCGTTTTACATGGTTCCAGAACGGCGGACAGGAGCCGGACAAGAAGAAATCGCCGAAGCTGGTTGACTGGGAGCAGGACTATCCGTTGATCCTCCCGCCCATCAACCGAGTATTCGGACAAGATATCCGCGGAATCCCTTATGATGCGGAGACCAACACCGGGGGCGTCCATTGGTGGACGTTCCTCGGTGCGTATAACGATCTCGGGGACTGCACCTTTGCTCAGGTCGTGCGCATCCGCGACAAAAAGGCGCGCGGCAAGACGCTTGAAAAGGATGAACGCGAGTGGTACCGCAGGAACAGCAATATCGTGAATATGAAGCGCAAACTCAGTCAGGAAGAAGAGACGACTATTTCTAAGTGGCTGGGAGCGGGAAAGGAGCCTGTGAATGGCAAATGCTGACGGCAGTGTGATTTTCTCTTGTGATTTGGATTCGACCAAAGCACAAAAGAAACTGAGCAAGCTGCGTGACGAGATATCCGAACTGAACAGCAAGCTTGAAAAGGAAACGGGCAATAAGATGAACCTTGAAAAGCAGCTTGACGCCGCATCTCAGGCAGCGAAAGCTACTGAGGAACGCGTGAAGATGCTGCGAAAGGAGGTCGAACGGCTGAATGATCGCGAGTGGATCCAAAAGCAGGGCTTTACACAGAGCGAGTATCAGGCACAAGTGTTAGACCGCCGTGCTGCTGCGGAGGCGGAACTCAAACAGCAGGAGGAGCTTTTGCACACGCAGACGAAGGAGGTCAAAACGCTTTTGGCTGCTTACGAAGAGACGACCGCCAACATCGACAGCATGACGGTAAAGCTCGACAAAGCAAAAGTCGCTGCCGGTGAGTTGATCGCTAATACGGAGCAGGAACGCAGGGAGCGCGAGGCGGAGAATTCCGCGCTTGCCAAAGCGGGCCGGTATGCCGCGCGTTTCAGAGATCAGGTCAAGAGTTTAGCGCGCTCTATGCTTGTATTCTCAGTCATCACGGCGGCGCTCATGGCGCTACGCAAGCAGATCAAGGCGGCTATTGCGACCAGCACAGAGGCATCCGACGCTTTTGCCCGCCTCAAAGGTGCGCTGCTGACGCTGACCGCGCCTTTGATGGACGTACTCATTCCGGCGCTGACGTGGCTAATGAATCTGCTTGCGGCCATTGTGTCGGAGATCGTGACGATCATTTCGATTCTGAGCGGTAAGTCAAAGAAGAGCATGGAGGCATCGGGCAAAAACCTCTACAAAGAGGCCGCCGCCATTGACGCGACCGGCAAGGCGGCAAAGGAAGCGACAGACGCGCTCGCGGCGTTCGATGAGATCAACAAGCTCAGCACGACAACGTCCGTTGGCGGCGTTGGCGGCGGAGCATCCGCCATTGCGCCGGACTTTGATTTTGACGAAGGGCCCATGATGGAAAAGCTCGACAAGGTGTTCCAGAAGATCAACGATATCTTTAAGACCATCCGCGCGGGGCTTGAGATCGTCGTGGATGACCTAAAATGGAGCTTTGACAAGAAAGTTATCCCCAAGAGCAAGGCAACATGGCTGACCGTTTTAACGGCGCTGCTCGGTGCAACACTCGGCGCGGCGTTCGGCGGCATCACGGGCGGCGTCATCGGTTTATCCCTCGGTGTGCTGCTGGGGCTGTACCTTGTGGGCCTTGACCCCGAAACATGGAAAACCGAGATGGACGCAGAGGATGCGTGGATCGTGGTCATCACGGCTTTGCTCGGTGCGCTGCTCGGCAGTGTGTTTCTTGGCATCACCGGCGGCGTGGCCGGTTTCAGCCTGGGTGCGATCCTCGGCCTCTATCTCACCGGCTTTGCAGAGGGGGACGAGGAACACGGCGGCAAATCGCAGCTTCTTTCCGAGTTGATCGTCGTGCTGTGCGCGCTGCTTGGTGCAGTCATCGGCTCTATCGTGACGCCGGGCGTCGGTACAGTCGTCGGCATGGGATTAGGCCTGATTCTCGGACTGAGCATTTACAGCGTCCGCAAAGACCCGAAGAAGGGCACGCAGCGGCTTGTCAGCATCGGGCGCAGCGTACTTCTTGGACTGCTGGCCGGTGTTCTTGGCGTTGGCCTTGCAGCGCTGGGCATCGTCAGCGCCGGTACTGCATTTATTATCTCGGCAGCGATCGGCCTTGCGCTGAAATTCTTCGTCGACAGTGTGGACGATTCCAAAGTCAGAAAAGCAACGTCCGGCTTTACCGGCACGCGCGTATCAACAAAGGCCCCAACGCGCCGCCGTCGGGTGGCGGCGCAGAGCTTAGACGGCAATGCGCCTGTGTACAACGATATCCCGCAGCTCGCACATGGCGCGGTCATCCCACCGAACAAAGAATTTCTTGCTGTACTGGGCGACCAGAAGAGCGGAACGAACATCGAAACGCCGCTTGCAACGATGGTTGACGCATTTAAGCAGGCTATGGCGGAATCGGGTGGCGGTGCAACTACGGTCGTTATCCAGCTCGACGGTAAGGAGATTGCACGCAGCACCGTGAAGAACATCAACAACATGACGCGCGCAGCCGGTAAGCCCGTGCTGCTGTACTAACAGGAAAGGAGACTGCAAATGTTTATCTTCGGCTATGATATCGTGCTCGACCGTCTGGAACGAGTGATCCACCAGCTTGTGGAGCTGCAGACGGCGGAATGATGAAAGAGAGGACTGTGCCGTAATGGGGTTAAAATTCAAAGTCCATATGGACGGAATGGACGAGCTGAAAAAAGCTTTTTCAAAGGCTTGCACGAAAACTGAACACACGGTTGCGGAAGAGGTGTTGAGTGATACTGCCCCATTTGTTCCAGCGTTGACAAAATCACTTACAAATCGCTCACACGTCGATGGAAACTATGTCGTATACCCGGGGCCTTATGCAAGATATCTGTATCATGGAAAAGTATTGGTAGACCCTAAGATCAACGCCGCAGGTTTTTTAACAGATGAAGGGTGGGAAAGCCGCTATGGTTCAAAGAAGATTGAAATGGACAGAAACCTCGTGTTTAATAAGTCCGTTCATCCACAGGCGCAAGCATATTGGTTTGAAGCATCTAAAGCGCAGAATTTGGAAAAATGGAAACGAGCGGCTGAGAATGTAGCTAAAGAGAATTTCAAAAAATAATGGCGTAGTGCATGTGTCAAAAATGATGGGATAAAAGGAAAGAGAGGACTGCACCGTTTTGTGCAGTCCCCTTTCCTCTTACAGACAATTCAGTTTTTCACAAGCCTTGTCCGACTGAATGCAATCCTTCAACGGACAGGTGAAGCAGCTCTCGCTATATTCGCAAGTGGCCTGCTGTGGTTCCTCACGGCGCGCCGGGGGCATAGCAGCCTTTTTAGGCGGTTCGGCTTTCTCCTTTGACGAGGCGACTTTTTGCGGCGCAGTGCGGCGCTTGTAAGTCGACGGTGACATGGCGAGCTTGTCGATCAGGTCATGTGCTCGGAGACACGGGCTATTTGCGCTCATCTGTTTGCACCTTCTTTCCAAAAAGCTCACGTTTGCGCTCGACGGTCATAGTCGTGCCAATGAGCAGCACCTTTCCGAGCGGCGTTTGCACGACAGGATAGAATCTGTCATTATCGTTCATAGTGTGACCTCCATGCTCTGCATCAGCTCTTTGACGGATACGCCGGATAGATCGGCGACAAAGGAAAAGCGCGTGCCGCGCTGACGGTAAGCAGCCCCGCAGCACGGGCAGACAAGCACCGTGGCCGCGCTCATCAGCGGCGTCGTGCAGCGGGCGCAGTATAGGAGCTTCATGCGCTTGCCCCCTTACCTGTCAGAAGTTTAATTGCATCTGCATCGTCGAGATCATAAGCCGCTGTTCGCATTTCATTCCGCGTGTGTTCGCTCGCTTTTACAGCATCTATCGTCAGTTGAGCGCGTTTCGCTGTGTCTATAAAGCACTGCACGCCCGGTGCGTCATAGTGCCCGAGCATCAAGTGATAGTCGCGGATGGCGTTTGACATTCTATCGTAGACAGAATACAGGATGCGACCAATGAATTCTAAGTCTCTCGATTCGATATTTTTTTGCTCCCTATCAGAAAAATACTGCTCCCAAATATCATAGATCAAGTCTGATCCGTTTTTGAAAGCGGTAAACATGTCGAGCGTTGCATTGTCGACAGTTAGGCGCTCATGTGCGGTAAGCTCAGATAAATAACTCATATTTCCTCCTTGTTTTCTCTGCGGGAGGTCGGTATAATACCGATACCGGCCTCCCTGTGGTGGTTGGTGGTGGCTCCGTGTCTTGCTTTGGTCGGCTGGGACATGGAGCCTTTCTCATGCGATGCTATCTTGATTTTCCGTAGCAGCGGAATGAGAATCAAGCGATTGTTGATCGTTTAATTGCTGACTTAGTAAAGTATCAATCATGTTACAGACTTCCTGTTTTTGCGCATCATTGAGCGTTTTATAAAGTTCTGCTACTAGCTGGGTTTGTGCATCCATTTTGTGGCCTCCTTGTCAATCCTCCTGTGGTGGTTGGTGGCTCTCTGCATCCGGCTTTGGTCGGCGGTGATGCAGAGGGCTTTTTCTTATGCTCGAATCAGTTTCCTGTCTTGCATAGCCGTATCATATAATATCTAACAGTAGATATCAATAGGCGGAAGAAATAAATCTAACGGTAGATATTTGTGGAATTTGTATCTACCGTTAGATTTTAAGGTGTGATATAATTATTTCAAAAACTGAAAGGAGCATCTGATGGGAGAGAAAACCGAAGCGCAAAAAAAGGCTCAGCAGAAATATATGGAAAAGTTTGTCCGCGTGGAGATCAGAATGGATGCTGAAAAGAGAGAAATCATTCAAGCCCACGCAGAAGCCCGCAGCGAGAGCGTGAACGGCTTTATCAACCGAGCCATAGACGAAGCCATAGAGCGTGACGAAAGCGCTCCTGCGGCGTCTGAGGGGCAAGGAGAGGGATAAGCAAAGAGCGGAGGGCGATTCCTCCGCTCTTGCTGCGTTTTGTGAAATGTCTTAAAGGTCGGATTTGAAATCCGAGCCTTTCGGTGCATTGAGGGCCTCATCTGAAATGAGACCCTTGCAGCCGTCCAGATCAGGCGCTCACTGCGTCGATTTGAAATCCGGGCAGTGAAGCTCACTTCGATTTGAGATCGAGATGAGCTGTTGTTGGCAGGCGAACAGATCTCTTGTTTTTGTTATTTACTAATATTTCAGAATTTAATTGAAGAACTTCACATAATGGACACCTTTGTGCAATATTTTGTGCTGCCGCGCATACTATTGAACACAATAGACAATAATCTAATTTGTTTACAAGTTCTTGTTGATTTTTGACGTTTGCGGATGGTATTATGAACGTACAAAAAAGATACCACCCGCCATGTGATGGGAGGTGGACTGTGTCAGAAAGGAGCTTTATTAAGATGGCTGTAATGTCCAGAAAAGTTAATCTTGGTTTTGAAGTTGCTCCTGAGAAAAAAGAAAAGTTCTTAAAAGCGTCTTCTGAATCCAATGCATTTGAGCGTGCAATGGCTCGAGCAGCAAAGAATATTCCTAATTTTGGCAAGACTACTGTCAAGAGGAAGTAAAATAAATGGATGAGATCAAGATTGACTTGAATAACTGTTGTATGGAAGTCGTTTCGGAGGAATCGGCTTCCATATTTTCTGGTTTTACCAGCGGAAGCCCGGAGATTGACAGATATTTTCGCGAGGTTGCAGCGTCGGATCCTCGGAATGTTTGCTACGCTTTTTACAATCAAAAAAATGGTGATGTTATCGGTCTGGCGGCGCTGTGTTGCTCAGGAATCAATTTGAATGATGCAAAATTGGTCGAACTCATTCCTTCCATAAAGATAGACTATTTTGCTGTTTCCGAAAAGTATCAGGATATTGATCTTTCTGGCTCTGATGATCCGGAAGAGCGCTATTTTGTCAGTGATGCGTTTTTGAGCTTTCTAATTAAGGAAATAAGAGAAATCACAGAATCGTACCTCGGCGCAACACACATTGTGCTTTACTCTGTGCCAGATGCGGTTCACTTTTATGAGCGCAATTTATTCGGCGATTTTGAGGAGTTTATGAAGCCGGAACAGTACCGTTACTTAGATGGGTGCAAGCCAATGTATATGGCGCTATAAGCATCTGTTTTTGACCCCTAAGTTTACCCCAAACAGCTTTTACAAGCGTTTACAACATTTTACACCAAAACCAGAAAAGCCTTGAAAATACAGGGATTCTTTTACAAGGCTTTACAGCATTTTACACCTACTATCGAATTCAAATCCTCTCTTCCGCGCCATAAGGTGGCAACAATTTGGATATTTTAAGCGCAACGCTTAGAATACCAAAGGGTTGCCACCTTTTTTTATTTCAAATTCTGCACTCAGAAAA